GGACCAGCTCGTGGTGAAACTGGCGGGCGGGAGTGGCCATGGGGAAGTTCCTTCCGTCTCTGCCAGGATCAGGCGGCGTAGGTGGGGACGACGATCGAGGAGAAGTCGGCGCCGGCGTAACGGCTCTTCTTCATCCCGAAGATGAAGCCGGCCTCGACGCCGAGCTGGTTGCCGTAGTCGAACTTCTCTTCGTTCCAGTCCGCCGAGGTGGTGCCGTCGTAGCCCTTGCCGAAGGCGATGGTGGCCGATTGAGCCCCCACCAAGACGGCGCGGCGGACGGTCGAGATCGCGGTATTGGCGGTCGAGTGGACGCCCTGGGTCACGCGCTTGCTCTTGTAGAGCATGACGCCGTTGTAGACGCCGAGCATGCCCGTCCGGATGGGGTTGTTCTTGATGTCGCCGCCCATCATCGCGGCCTTCTGGATGTCCTGCCATTGGCCGGTCGCGGTGTTCTTCCGCAGCGACTTCACTTGGAAGGGGTGCAGGAACATCGCGTAGAGATCTTCGCCGTTGATCTTCAGCGGACGCATCAGCGGCGCCGAGGTTTCGGCGAGCGCCACGGCGTCGTCGATCAGGCTCAGGGTGAAGATGTCGCTCGAGCCCAGGCCCTGGTCGGTCGAGCCGGTGGGGCGGATGACGTTCGAGGCGGCCGTCACCGCGTTCAGGCCGGTGTAGGCGACGTCGGTTTGCGGGGTGAAGCCGCAGACCTGATTGAAGTACGACGTATCGAAGCGATCCGCCCACCAGTCGACCAGACCGTCCTTGGCCTCCGAGCGCAGGGAGAACGAGACGCGCTGCTCGCTCATCTTGCCCTTGGAGCGGACGGCGTGGCGGAGCTGGTCGATGATGACGCTGTCGTCGCTCGTGCTCAGCGCCTCTTCGTTGCCTTCCAGCGTGCCGTCACCGACGACGCCGCGGCCGTTCAGTTGGGCGCGGAGGCCGAAGGTGATCTTGTCGCCGGCGGACTTCTTGGTGTCGGTCTTCTCCTGGATCAGGGCGTTGTCGCCCTGGGAGATGAACGCGCCGACGTAGGTCTTCGACAGCGCCTCGACGTTGAGCTTCTTGGACCAGAGCTTCTGGGCCAGGGGATGGTTCAGGCCATATTCGGTCAGGGCCATGGGGATAAGCCTTCAGGGACGGGTTGGAGGCGCGGGCCATTCCGCTCCTCGGCTTGCCCCGTCCGTGAGGCCTACGGTTCGCTGGCTTAGGGTCCTGCGTGGACCTCGCTCCGTCCGTGGAGCCTACGGGCCCGGCGCTTCGACGCGCTCGATGCCCATAGACTATAACTTCGGAACCACGGTCTTTGCAATGATCCGTTCTATCGACGTCCGCCGCCCGCCTTCGCCTCCTGCTCCAGCTTGGCGAACTCGCGCTGAAACGCGGCCCGACCCTCCGGAGTGCGGATGTTGATGCGCGCGATCGTCTCCGCATCGACGCCGGTGCTGGAGCGCCCGCCGCCGGTCTGCAGCGCTGAGGTGGCGCGGGCGCCGCGGGCGATGTCCTTCAATTTCGACCCGGCGCCCTTGTCGGCCTTGTCGGCATCGGCCGGCGCGGCCTTGCCCTTGGCGTACCCACGGCCCTTCGCCGCCTCGTAGACCACCGCAGCCGGGTTCTTCCGCGCCCGAATGGCCATGGCCGCCAGGTTCGCGAACTCCTCCCGAAGCATGGTCTGCACGTTCTTGGGCTGGATGCCGAAGCTCAGCAGCTCGCGCGCCCGGCTCTCGGCGTAGTGCTTGGCGGCGGCGTCATAGTCGGGGTGCTCATCGCGGAAATCCGCCTCGTGCTCCTCGAAGGCCCGCTCGACCTGGGCGATGGCCTCATCCTTGGCCTGGCGCTGCTGCTGGGTCTCAGCCTCCATGCGCTCTTCAGCCTCATAGGCCGCGACCTTCGCCCGCAACTGGCGAAGCGCGCCCATCGGATCGACCTCGGGATCGATGTCTTCCTCTTGCTGGCGCTCCTGGCGGGGCTGACGCGCCTCCATGGAACGGCCTTCGCCGCGCTCGATGGCTTCCAGCCGGCGCTCCAGCTCGCGGCGCTTGCCCCGCTCCTCGCGAAGCGCAGCCGTCGTGTTGTCGTAGCGCTTGCGGATTTCTTCGGGCGGCAGATCATCACCCTGAGCGCCTTCCTTGGCCTTCTTGGCCGCAGCGGCTCGGGCCGCCGCTGCTTCGTCCTCGTCGCCCTCGTCCTCGGGAGCGTCTTCGTCGTCGCGCTCGTCGACTTCCGGCTGTTCGTCGTCAAGCGGCAGATCCAGGTCTTCGACTTCCGCGTCGGCGGCTTCGCTCATCACAGGGCTCCTTGGTCAGGCGGGAATGACACGCCCACGCGGGCGCGGGTTTCGGCGGCCTCAGCCAGGTCCTTCGCGGCCCCGGCCTGGTCTTTCTGGGCTTTGGCTTCCTTGCCGGCGACGTCGGCCTCCGCGGCCGCGCGCGCGAGCGGATCGGGCTCTTCGGTCGCGTTCTCGGAGATGGCCCGCGACATCTTCTGCGACAGGCTGGTCGGCAGCGGCAGGTACTTCGCCACCTCCGCCCAGAAGTCGGGCGGCAGGTCCGCGTTCTCCAGGTACGGCATCAGCTGCATGATGACGCCGAAGGTCGCCGCCTTCTGGTTCGGACCGGCCGGCGCCTCGTCGACGATCACGTCGAACTTCACCGTCTCGGACTGCTTCACCAGCGGCACGTACTCGGCCAGGCCCTCGCCGTTCGTGATCCGCACCAGGTAGCCGTCGGGCAGGTACTGAATGAACTTCAGCAGCAGATGGCCATGCTGGCGCCGGTAGCGCCGGAAAGCGTCGAAGAACGCCGCCAGGATTCCATAGGCCGCCTGCTTACGCTGGTGCTCCAGAACGCCGGCCTGCTCATGACCGACGAGGCCCAGCATCTCCATGTTGACGCCGGTCGTGCCCTGGATCGCGTCCTGGGACATCTGCAGCACACGCTCGATGCCGACCGGGTACTCGGTGGCCGGCTTCTTCTGCACCGCGCCGTTCGCGAGGGCCCCTGGCTTAAAGTAGGTGTTCTCGCCGGTCTTAGCCCAGCTCTTCTCGAACTGGACGATGTCCTCGACCGCGTCCGCCTCCAGCATCAGGCCGCCCTTGGCTGAGGCGGCCAGGATGGCGAGCAGCTGGGACATGAACTGGTTCGCCCAACGCTGCGGATCGGTCATCGGCCGCACCAGGCCGTACCAGATGCCCTTGTTCCGGGCCCGTTTGCCGGTGATCACCTTGTAGGTGAAGGTCGCCTCCTCCATCACCTCGGCGTCGCCCGTCTCGGGATCGAGGTTGAGGATGGCGTTCCCGCCGACATAGGCGCGGTAGTAGACGCGGCGGCTTTGCCGGACCGACTTCAGTTCGACGCCGAACTCCGTCCTGGCCTTCTCCGCCACCTCGCCGAAGTCCGCCTCATCGACCTCCACCAGGTCGCCGTCTTCCGGGTCCTCGACGACATGGACGACGCGGTTTTCGTACCACTGGTACTCGGCGACGAAGACCTCGTCCTCTTCCGCCACCTCCGGCTCGTCGTCGCCCTCGTACCGATGCCGCGGGTCGTTGACCGAGAGCGTCTTGAAGTCGATCTCGCGGTCCCCGCCCGGCGCGAAACCCGGAAAGCGCTCCTCGAAGACAGCGCGGTCCATCGCCTTGATGCGTCGGACATAGCGCGCGTCCTCGCCGTTGGCCTTCCGGGAGGCCGGATCGAGGCCCATTTCCAGCGGATCGACCCGCTCGACAAAGATTTGCCCCTCGGGGTCCTCTTCGTAGTCCATGCGGGTGTGCGTCCAGCCCATCCCGCACACGAAGGTGTCGCGGAAGGCCTCGGTCTCCTCCTGATCAGCGTTGCATCGGTCGCGGATCCAGTCCGCGCCCTTCGTGAACAGCTCATTCACGGCCGAGGCCCCGACGGTGCGGGGGAAATACTGGACCTCCTGCCGGTCCATGATCTCGGCGCCCGACACGGCGTCGATGATCGGCCCGATGCGGTTGAACACCGGCGCGATGCGGTCCTTGCCCTCAAGTTCCAGGCGGTCGGCTTCGTCCCACTGCTCGCTTCCGTCCACGAAGCCGAAGCACGTGCGCGCTTCCCGGCGCCATGGGCCCCAGTGATTGCCCAGCTTCCGATCCCACTCGGCGAAGCGCTGCAGCAGCTCGCTTTCGCGATCCGCCGTCGGATCTTTCTCTGTGCTCATGCGCCCGCCCCGTTACGGATCGAGGGAGGGTCGCCCCTCCCCATCGTCCTACGCCGCCGTCAGACGCTGGCGCAGACGGTCCTTCGCGGCGCTGACCTGGGCTGCGGTGGCGTTGGAGGGCAGGACCTCCTCGCGCGTCACGGTGCTGTCGCCGCCCTCGACCGAGACCGCGATGCGGCGGCCGAGCGCGACCTGTTCGTCGACCCACCGGACACCGTCATCGTCGGCGTCGTCGTCGTCCGCCAGCGGAGCAAGCAAGGCGCCGTGCTGATCCTTGTCGGGAGCCTCGAGCGAGGCTTCGTCCGCGCCGGCAGCTTGGAAGCTGTAGGAACCGGCGCCGGGGGCCTGGGTCGCCTCCGCAGTGTCGCCCTTGGTCGGCTCGCTCGGCTTCTCGGGGATGTGCTTTCCCGCAGCCTTGTCGACCGAGGTCTCAGCTTTGTTGGTCATCGAGGGTGCTCCGGCGTATAGACGAAATCTATCGTTTCGTCGGTTTGCGAGAGAAGCACTCTATAATGCTTTTTCCGGAAAGTCAGTCATTTCGCCCAACCGTTCGGGCGGGGCCGACGCTGGTAGCGCTGGCGCACCTCCACCCGCTCGGCGACGGGCACGATCGCCGGATGCGCTTCGTCTAGCGCGCGCCCGATCACCCCTGCGGCGTCGACCTCGTCGTCGTTCTTGCCCAGCGGGAACTTCAGGTACTGGTCCAGGACGTCATCGCCCATCGGGCCGACCGGCAACCACACGCGGCCCGAGGCGGCCATGCCCTGGAAGCTCTGCGCCTTGGCGGCTTTGTCCTGGCCGTGGGGCGACATCGGCTCGATGCGGCAGGAGACCCGCTCTTCTCGCATGCGTCGAGTGATGAAGCCGGCGGCCGTCTTCCAGTTGTTGTCGTCCTCTGGGAACCACGCGTACGGCCGGTGCTTGCGGATCAAGCCCTGGATGGGCGCGCCGGGCTGCACGGGCCCGTCACGCATCAGGGTCTTCTCGTTACCGATCACCAGGTCGGCCGTGACGTCCATGGTCGCCTGGTGGCGGAAGCCGTCCAGCAGCCAAAGGTCGCCGGCCGCGTCGACGCCCCACACCCGCACGCAGGAGAAGTCGCTGTCCTCACCACCGCCCGGCGCGTGGTCGCTCGTGATGTAGCGGCTGAGGTGTGTCGGGAGCTGGTCGGGCACGTAGCGCTTGAACCAGGCCTTCTGGAAGAACGTCCCCTCCTTGGGCCGCGGGCGCTGTTGGTAGAGCGACGACCAGGTCCGGGCGACGGTCTTGAACGGCGCGAAGTGCGCCTCGCCCGGGTTCGCCTCGCCCGGCTTTCCGAACCACTCCGGCCAGATGTACTCGCCGGGCTTGCGGCCGAGCGGATCGTCCGCGCGCTCCGCCATCGCCGGGATGCTGACGACGTACCACCACTCGCCATCCTGACAGAGCACCCAGCCTGTCTCGCCGTCGTAATCGTCGGGCAGGAGGTGTCCGGCCAGATCCTCCTCATGCCAGCGTGTCTGGATCAGCAGCACCCAGCCATTCGGCTTCAGCCGCGAGCGCAGATCGTCCTGGAACGCCTCGACGGTCGACTTGCGCACCGTCTCGCTCTCGGCGTCCTTTCGGCCCTTGATGGGGTCGTCGATCACCAGGCCGTCGAGACGGTTGCCCGTCCAACCGGCCAGGATGCCGTTCCCCATGAACTCGTTGCCGTTGTCCAGCGCCCACTCGTTCGCGGCGGCGCTCTCTTGGCCGAGGCCGGTCC